GGCAGCTGCGGCTCGCGGACGTGGACGGTCAGGACGCGGCGGCCGTGGTCGTAGTCGGTGCGCTCGATCAGGTCGCCCGCCCGGAGCTTCCACCCCGGTCGGTTGCGGCCTTCCTCGACCACCACCAGGCCGACGCCGCCTTCCGGCACCGTCACGGTCGCCTCCTCGACCGTTTGGGTGAACCGTCGAGGGTGATCGCGTACTGCTTCGCCCACTCCTCGGTCCCGCCCATCGACGTGGCTTTCCGCGCGATGCTCAGCGCTCGGTCGTAGTCCATGCAGCCCCCGGTGTCGTACTCAAGGCCGGCAACCCGCCAGCCCGTTCCGCAACTGCAGCGCCGCACCATCGCCTTGACCTCGGCTTCGGCTTTCGCCAGGGGCCCGCTCACAGGATCGGCCCCGTCGACCAGACCACGCCGCACCAGCGCAGCGCGTTCCAGAAGGTGTCGCCGGCCGCGGGGTGCCGGTGCTTCCAGCGGGCCCACTCGACGCGCAGCCGCGACTGGAAGGCGAAGCGCCAGGTGGGGGCGGTGTGGACCGTGGTCGGCTGCCCCTCGCGCTGGACTTCGATCCGGTTGTGCCCGTCGAGGATCGCGTCTTCGATCAGCGCGGCCTCCAGCTCCAGCACCGCCTGCGCGTAGATCGACACCAGCGCCGGCACCGTCACGTTCTCGGGCACCTGCAGCTGGTCGAAGTCGAGGAAGCGTTTGGTGTGAACGTCCGGGGTGCGGACCTCGATCCACCGCACCGGCACGTCGTCGAAGACCCCGGCGCTCACGTCAACCCCGCGGCGTCGGCCTGGTCGATGTCGGGGCGCTCGGGCTCAGCGACGTGGGCCTCCCACACCTGAGCGAAGAAGTCGACCAGGGCGTCGTCCAAGTCCTCGCGCTCCACCGTCACCCCGCGCCCGGTGATCCGATAGCCGGACCCCCACGATTCGTAGTTGTGGTAGCGGCGCGTGTTGAACAGCTCGAAGCCGCTGATGAACTCGACCTGCAGCAGGGTGCCGTCCTCGCCGAGCCCGGTGTGGGGGGCGGTGGCGTGGACGGTTTCTCGGAGGAACACGTCTAGCGGGTCGAGCGCGTGGGTTGCCTTATCGCTCATGGCGTCCTTTCTGGTTGGGGTGCTGCGATGCAGCGTAGCCCCGCCCCCGGTGGTGACCAGGGAGCGGGGCGCTGCAGCTAGGCGGCGGCGGGAACGATCTCGCCGTTCTCGACGGTGCCCTTGAAGGCGACCGAGATGGCGTCGAACGTCACCTTTTTGCCCGTCGCGTACCAGGCTTCGGACGCGGCGCAGCTACCGACCGCCTCGTTGATGCCCTCGTAGCCGGGGCTCCACCGGGTTTTCACCGGCTTCTCGACGGTCTCGCCGTTGCTGCCCAGCAGCGTGGCGATGTAGACGAACAGCTTGCGCTTCATGCGGCTCCTTTCGTGGGTTGACGGGGCGCAGCCTAGCGGCGCTCGCAGCCGCTGTCTCGTCAGGACCAGACTTCCAGCCGGCCTTCATCCCGTTCGGGGGCGAAGGCGAGCAGCACCGAGTCGCCGCGGTCGGGCGACCGGCCCAGCCGTTTCTTCGTCTCGTCCTTGGGCTCGACGACGCGGCGGCCGGCGCTGTCGAGCTTGTAGACCGGCGCCACCAGGTCGGCCGCCAGCTGGTCGTCGGGGTCGAGGTCCAGGTCTTCGATGATCTTGCCGACCCGGAACCAGGCCTCGCTCCTGGCGTTGGGGTACTCGTCGGGCTCGATGGCGGTCTCCCCACCTTTGAACGGCGTCACCGAGTAGCCCTTCTCGCGCAGCTGGTCGGTGACGCCGCCGCCAACCCCGTCGTCGTCGACCACGATCCGCACCTTGGCGTGAGGCGCCTCGGCTTTGGCCTGCTTCACCTGGTTGATGATCGCGCCGGTCGTGTGGGTGGTCGGGTTGCCGACGTAGTGGTCGACGATGCGTACGCGCAGGCCCTCGCGCTTGGAGATCACGGTCTCGTCGGAGCCGAAGCGGGCAACGTCGCAGGCGATCACCCGCAGGCTGTCGGGCGCCACCGGCACCTCGCGGTGCTGGGCAGCTTCGACATCGCCGAGGCCGAACACGGTGTTGTCGGCGCCGGTCGGGAACTCAGCCAGCACTTTCACGATGTATGGGATCGACTCCTTGCCGTACTTGAGGGCCTGTTCCTCGACCCACGCCTTCCCGGTCAGCTGCGCGGCCACGTCGGGCGGCACGTCCTCCCCGGTGAAGGCGGGCATGTCGAAGGCCGAGATGTGAATCCGGTTGTACATCGCGCGGTTGCGATGGAAGGCGTCGTAGAACTCCCCCTGCGGCTGGGTGGCGTTGCCGATCATCAGCAGCTTCGCCCCCTCGGTCGTCATGTAGCCCTCGCCCGCTTCGTAGATCGACAGCGGCACCCCGCTGGCCTCGTCGTAGATCAGCAGGATGTTTTCGGCGTGGTGACCCTGGAAGCTCTCGGGCTCCTCCTTTTTGGGCGAGAGGCCGATGGCGTAGCGACCGTCGGGCAGGTGCAGTTCGGTCTGCAGGCAGCTGCCGCCGTAGGGGAACTTCGCCTTGCGGTGGCGCTGGTTGATCTCATGCCACAGGAGCTTGCGGACCTGCGACCAGGTGGGCGCCGTCGACACCACCCGCGAGTTGGGCAGCTGCAGGAAGGCGAGCGCGGCGACCGCCGCCGTCATGGTCTTGCCGGCGCCGTGGCAGCTGCGCACCGCCGTCCGCTTGTTGTCGCGCACCGACTCCAGAATCTCGCGCTGCTTCGACCACAGGTAGACCCCCAGCACCTCGTCGGCAAAGGCAACGGGGTCGCTGCGCCAGCGTTCGACCTGCGCGGTCAGCTTGCGCATCGTCGTGTTCACAGGAGGGCCGCCTGGTCGGGGTGGACGACGGGCAGCGGTTCGGGCAGCCCGCGCTCCTGCCGGCGCAGGGCGGCGCGTTCGCTGGCCTCGCGTTTCGTCTTCTCGCGGTGGCAGGGGACGCAGCGCCGGACAATGTTCACCGGGTCGTGGCCGCCCCCGCTCCACAGGGGAACCTCATGGTCAGCGTCCCACGGTCCCGTCGAGCCGCAGTCGACACACTCAGGGTCGCCGCGCAGCTTTATCAGCTGGCGTTCGTTGAAGACGTAGCTGCGCAGAAAGGCGCGGTTGCAGTCGCGGTCGCCAACCTCGAACTCGTCCCCGTAGTGCCGGGTCCGGGAGCGGCGCCGGTAATCCCGCTCGGGGTCGACCAGCACGATGGCCTCGCCGCACCAGCAGCAGACCCCGCGCAGGTAGGGCACGGTCTCGCCGGCCAGCATCGCCTCCCGGCGTTGGCCGGCGAACACCGACTCGTAGACGACGATGGTGCCGCGGTCGCTCACTTCTTCACCGCGTCGACCGCGGCCTGCAGGTCGACCAGGCTGGGCACCGTCGAGCCGCCGCCGTCCTTGGCTCGGCCGTAGCGGTCGCGCTTCGTGCGCTCCAGGTACCAGGCCGAAGCGGTCCACTGTTTCTCGGCGTGGCGCCGGATGTTTCCGAGGTGCCAAACCTCGGCTGAGGCCTCGGCCCTTTTTACCGACTCGACGAACTCGACGTAGGGCTTCTCTTTGTCGGGCACCGAGGGCAGCGCCGGGGTGTCCTCGTCCTCGGTCTGCTCGCTCGCTACAGCCAGGGCATCTTCCCCCCGGTTGATCCACTTGTAGAGCACCGCCTCACTGATCCCCGCGGCTTCCGCGGCCTGCGCCTTGTAGGCGCCGATGCGGATCGCGCGCACGATCAGCTCGGCCACCGAGACCGTTTCGACCTTGCCCTTCTCGTCTTTGACCTGGCGGTCCTGTTCGATCAGCGGGATACGCCGGGGCGGCTGCTTCTGCGGCGCGCGTTTCCGCTTCGCCTTCGACTTCGGTTTGGTCTGGTTCTTCGTCTTCGCCGCCATCGCTTACCAAGAGTAAGTACGTCTAGTCGCCCTTCGGCTTGGTTGCCAGCAGGGCCTTCACCGCCGCCTCGACCACTTCCCCGTTAGCTACCCGCTGGTCCTCGTCTAGCTCCACCTGGTCAGCCACCCTCGCGTAGGCCCTCGCCCACAGGGCCTCGAAGTCCTCGGGGGCGCGGACCTGCATCGAGAACCCGTCCCATGCGTTGAAGCTCACCTGCTGCAGGCCCTCGGGGTTGTACTCCTGCCAGTCGTCGTCGCCCACCGCCAGGATCGACTCAAGCTCTTTGGGCGACCAGCGCAGGGCGGTGCCAAGGTCGTCGCCCAACTCGCCCGACAGATCGTTCAGCAGGTTGGAGAGGAGAACGGTGTCGGCTTGACCGCGGGTCTCGTTCAAGACGATGGTCAGCCGCTTCGCCGCCACGTCGTCCAAGTCGAGGACCACCACCGGCACCTTCGCCAGCTTGTCCTCCGTCGCCACCTTCCAGCGGTGCTCGCCGTCGATGATCTGGAAGTGGCCGCGCTGCTTGGGCATCGGCCGGACGGTGATCGGGTCGATGAAGCCGAACGTGGCGATTGATTGCCGCTCGGCCTGCAGGGTGGCCTCGTCCATCTTGTTGGGGTTCCAGGGGTTGGGGTGCAGCTTCTTAGGATCGACCGGCCTGTGCTGCAGGTCGCCCACGTCTACTTTTGCCACGTCACACCTCGCGCTTTCCATAGGGACTCAAGCTCGCCGTTCCAACGACGCCAATGTTCCAGCACCTCCCGGCACTTGCTCTCGCGCAGGTGGGGGCGACCCTTGATCCGGGCGTCGAGCCGTTCGCGGCCGTCGCGCCCCGTCACCCTCCCCCACACACCCGGCACCACCCAGCTGAGGGAGTCGACCGACCACCAGGGGAAGCGGAACATGAGGTTGCGGCCGGTCAGCCCGAGGCCGTGTACGCGCGGCAGGGTCTTGCCGTGCCGGTCGAGCAGGTGGGCGAAGACGCCTTCACAGAACGCGACCCTGGAGTGGACGCTGGGCCCGCCGCCCTGCCGGGGGCTGATCCCCAGCACGTCGCCCACCTGCAGCCGGTCGATCAGCTCGTCTAGGAACTCGACGGGCTCGCCCTGGTGGTAGACCTCCATGAGGGGGAGGCCGGCGGCGCGCATCGCGTCCCCGTTGGCGAGGCTCTTGCGCATCCCCGCCTTGATCTGCCGTTTCGTCGGCGCCTTGCCGCGCTCGCCGGGGATCACGTCGAGGGAGATATGCACCTGGTCGGCGGGACCGTCGGCGCGGCGCGCGTTGCACCAGTCCACGTAGGCGGCCAGGTCGATCCCCTTCCCCTTCTGCCACACCGTGAAGGCGCCCGAATCGGTCAGCTGCGCCGTCGGGGTGTGCTCCAGCTTCTCCAAGCTCTTGGGGTAGGCGAAGCTGCTGAGCACGTAGGGGTAGTCGGCCGCCGCGAGGGCGTGGTAGTAGAGCCTGTCGTCGCAGGTGGCGGCGTAGATGCGCGGCATGGCTAGTGTGCGCCGGGGAAGATCGGCCGCGAAGTCTCGGCGCCCGCCCGCCACTCCTTGAACGACTCGGCGCGCAGCTTGCAGGCCGGACAGCGCCCGCACCCGAACCCCCACTGGTGGCGGCTGGTGTGGTCGCCCTCGTAGCAGGTGTGGCTCTCCTCGACCACCACGTCGAGGCAGTCAAGCTCATGGGCCATCTGCCAGGTCTCGACCTTCGAGCGGTTCAGCAGCGGGGTGTCGATGCGGAACACGTTGCTGTCCATGCCCGACCGGATCACCAGCTCCAGGCCGCGGACGAACTCGCCCCTGCAGTCGGGGTAGCCCGCCCGGTCTTGCTGGCAGACGCCGGTGACGAGCACCGCCAGGTCGCGGGGCAGCCCGTAGGCGGCGGCCAGGCCGAGCAGGATCAGGTTGCGGCCGGGGACGAACGAGGAGGGCAGCCCGCGCTCGGCGGCGTAGGTGTTGCCGGTCCCCTTCGCCTTGTCCTTGATGTCGATGTCGTCGCTGGTCAGACCGGAGTCGGCGAGTTCGGAGAGCGCCGGCACCTGCAGCACCGTGTGCTTCACGCAGGCCGTTTCGGCGATCCGCTCGGCCGCTTCAAGCTCGACCCGGTGGCGCTGGCCGTAGTCGAAGCTGACGGCGTGGACGGGCCCGTAGCGGGTTCGCGCGTAGTACAGGCAAACCGTCGAATCCATGCCCCCGCTCAGCGCGACGACGGCGCTCTGCGTGGGGGTGGTGCGGTGGGGGCTGACGCCGGTCTGCCCTTCGGCGATCTCTTCCGGCGTCGGGGTCTCGTACAGGTCGGGCGACGGCGGGTCGGCGGTGGCGAGATTCATCGTGACTCCTTCGTTAGGAGGCTCAGCGCCTCAGCGCGGGCCTCGGGCTTCGTCTTCATCGCGCCGCGCACGGCGCTGGTGCGGGTGATCGCGCCTGGTCTCTCGACCCCGCGCATTGCCATGCACAGGTGCTCGGCTTCGACGAGCACCATGATTCCCCTCGGTTTCAACACCTCCAGGGCGCCGGCCACCTGGTCGGTCAGGCGCTCCTGCACCTGCAGGCGGCGGGCGAAGGCGTCGACCACGCGGGCGAGCTTGGAGAGGCCCACGATCTTGCCGTCGGGGATGTAGGCGACGTGGGCGGTGCCGAAGAACGGCAGCAGGTGGTGCTCGCACAGGCTGTAGAAGGGAATGCCGGTCTGCACCACCATCTCGTCGTGCCCTTCGGCGTCGAACGTCTTGAGCAGGGCCGCCACGTCCACCCCGTAGCCCGCCGTCAGCTCCACCAGGGCGTTGGCGGCGCGCACCGGGGTCTCGACCAGGCCGTCCCTGGTCGGTTCCTCGCCGTCGATGCAGCTGAGCAACTGGCGGTAGCAGCTGCGGACCTGGCCGAGGCGGTCGGCCTCAGACACCGCGGCGGTTCCCCCACGCGACGACGTGCAGCTGCGGCAGCACCCGGACGCCGGCGAGGTCGGGATCGGCGGCGACCTTCTCGGCCAGCCAGGCGTAGCGGGCGGCGACCCGTTCCAGCAGCGTCGGCCAGTCCGCTTCGGCGGCGTCCTGCGGGGTGCAGACCGAGAGGAAGTAGCGGCCGAAGGGGTAGGCCTCGATCATGCGCTTGGCCCACTCCAGGTCGGCGTCGTCCTCGACGACGATCTTGCAGCTGGTCGACCGCGGGCAGCGCGCGTTCGCCATCTCCTCATAGAAGGCGGCGAAGGCGCGGCCGTGGTCCTCGGTCGCCATGCCAGAGCTCGGCGGCTTCGGGCTGACGACCAGCTGATTGACGCGGGCCAGCCAGGGGCGCCAGCGCGAGCCCTGAGTCTCGACGGCAACGTGGTAGCGGTACTGCAGCAGGGTCACCAGGTCGTCTAGCTCGAGCAGGGCCGGGTTGCCCCCCGACAGCACCACCCGCTCGGGCCGACCCGGCAGCGCGTCGAGCCGGTCGACGATCTGCTGGGCGGTCAGGCGCTCGGCGTGGCGCCGCACCTCGGCCGGCTCGACCGCGTACATCGAATCGCACCAGCTGCAGCGGAAGTCGCAGCCGCCGAACCGGATGAAGTGGACCGGCACCCCGGCGTCGGGCCCCTCGCCCTGAATGGTCGGCCCGAAGACCTCGATCACCGGGAAGGTGCGCTCAGCCATTGGCGGCCACCACGCGGGCGAAGGTCTTGGGGGTCTCGCGCACCGTGACAGCCACCACCTCGACGCCGACGACGAGCGGGAACAGCCCCTCGGCGAAGCGGCGGAACAGGTAGGCGGCGATGTTCTCGGCGGTGGTCGGCCAGCACACGTCGCCAATCGACTCGTTCAGGTCGCGGTGGTCCAGGTCGGGCTCGATCGTCTTCCACACCCGGTCGAGCAGGCCGTAGTCGAGCACCATGCCCTCGTCGGGCGCGCCGTGCTGGGTGCCCACCTCGCCGGCGACCTCCACCGTGAAGCTGTAGGTGTGGCCGTGGGGGCGGGCGCACTTGCCGTCGTGGCCTGGCAGCTGGTGCGCGGCGTCGAAGCTGTACGTCTTGCCGATGGTGGCGATCACCGGCAACAAAGTAGCGGCGGCCCCGGCTGGGAGGAAACGGGACCGCCGCCTGGTGATCGCGCAGCGAGCCTACCGGGGCGACGAGACAAATCCCGCCGACGATGCGAGACTGCGCGGGCGCCGTCGGTCAGGCGCCCCCACAACCAGAAAGGCAGACATGAGCACCAGCACCGAGCAGCGCTATGAGCGCATCACCGTTCAAGACGTGAAGGTCGGGGACCGGGTGGCCCGAACCCGCACCGCCACCTTCCACGCGGTCAAGTCGATCACCGAGGGTCACACCACGCGCCGGCTCCACTTCGCCAGCGAACCGTGCCCGGAACCGCCGCTGCTGGCTGAGGCGACCGGCTCGCATCGCGGGCGCCGCTATTGCCCCGCCTGTAATCGCTGGGAGAACTCAGGCGATTCGTCCCGGTCCATCGTCAACGCCGGTCACGGCACCACGGGCGGCGGCAACATCCGGCCCCGGCGCACCGCGAAGCTCTGGCGGGAGGTGGTCTGAGTGATCGTCGTCAAGATCGAGGGCCCCACCCGCAAGGCCACGCTGACCGGCCAGGAGCTTGCCTGTACGCGGGTCGCGCTCAAGCGGTGGCTGAAGAACCAGCGCGGCGCGGGCAAGCAGGAGCGGCGCGGGGCGGCGCTCGCCCTGTCGAAGCTGGCCGACCCCGGCGACCAGCGGGCCCAGCGCCTCGTCGAGGCTGTCCTGGCAGGCAAGTGATGCCCCTCAAGCTCACCACCAGCAACGACGGGGTGGCTCGCGCCACGGTGCGGATCGACTTCCGTGTCGACGGCGGCCACCTGCAGCGGGCCGTGCTCTGGCACGTCGAAAAGGTCGCCGGCAACCTCGCCGAGGATTACCTGTGCCTCAGCATCATCGACGGGCTGACCAGGGCCGGGGTAATGGACGCGACCCGCGACATGTTCTCCAGCTTCGGCTACTACCTCGAAGACATCGGGCGCGACCTGGCCGACGGCACCGAAGAAGCGGCGCTCGACCGCGTGTACGAACTGTTCCCCGAGCTGCAACCCAACCAGAAAGGACGTTGACCGATGGAGCGACTACCGGGCGAACCGAACCCCGGCCTGGAAGAAGCCATACGCGGCTTCCTCGACCGCGACCGCAGGGTCCGCGTAGGCGAAGCCGCCTACTACGAGGTGCTGGGCATTCCGCCCCGACACAAGACCTGGCGGCGCGCCACCCCCGTCCACCTGCGCCACACCAAAGACGAGGCCATCGCCGAAGCGCGGCGGCTCCTCGACGACGGTGAGTTGGCGGCGGCCAGCGTCGGGGGTCGCGGCACCCCGCGCCGGCCGACGCCCCCCGGCGAGGTGACCGTGTACCGCGGCGTCGGCGCCACCTGGTCGGCCGAGGCCTTCTTCGGCATGGCCCTGGCGACCGGGGAGGCGGTCGAGAAGCGCTAGGCGAAACGCCCCTCGGGGCGTCGTGGTGCGGGGCGCTGGCCCGCCCACCTGACGAGCCACCAGCACCAGAAAGGAACACCATGAGCAACGGAACCCTGGAGCGCAAAGGCGCCACCAAAGACCACCCGCCCGAGCGTCGGGCGAAGCTGAAACGGGGCCGGATGAGCGAAGGCGCCGAACTCGAACCCGATCAGGTCGAGCGGATCGACGCGCTACCCGCGGACGCATCGCCCTCCGCGATCATGGCGGCCATGAAGGGCACCGGGCCGAAGCCGCGCCAGGTGAAAATCAAATACCCGGCCGACGTGAAAGCGGCCTACGAGCGGGCCCTGAAACTCACCGGCACCCCCGACCAGGGCGGGCCCAAGTACCCGCTGACGGTCAAGCAGACCGACGCGGTGAAGCGGGCGCTGGCATCGAAGAACAAGCACGTCGAACAGATCAACGCCGAAGTGGCGAAGGTCAGCAACGCGGCGCTCAAGAAAATCGCCAAGGGGCAGGACGCGCCCAAAGCGGCGAGCGCCACGGTGCGGACGTTCCTGCGCTGCCACTCGGCGCTGCGCGACGACCGGACCATGTACGCGCGTAAGGGCGCCGCCATCGTGCTGGCGCTGCGTGAAGGCTGATGTCGACGTTCAAGAGCCCCGAGCAGGTCGACGCCGTGGTCGGCCTGCTCAAGGCCCACCGCACCACCCCCGACCTGGAACTCGCGCAGACCAGTCTGGACGGCACCTACCGGGTGGGCTCGCTCAAAGCCAACTGGTCGGTCTACGTGGACGCAAGGGGCCGGCAGCGGGGCAACGCGCCGAAGCGACAGAAGGCAAAACCCCGACGGGCCCGGTCGTGAGACCGGGCCCGTCGCCAGAAAGGAGTCGTCCGTTGAAGACCAGCAGGGA